TGGTCATGGCAAGTATTGTATCTTTGGTTACTGTTGGTGGCCTAGCCACTGCGCTGGTAGTTCGCGCGGTGCATGATTTGGTTGACACCGCACGTCGTACAATGCCTAACACCGTTCCACTAATCGAACCTGTGTCTATCTCTGAGGGTGAGGAGTATGTAACCCGCACCCAAGGCGATGACACCGGCGACATTGATGAATTGGTGCGTGCAGTGCCTTCCCTTGTCGCTGTGCCCCCTCTTCTGGACCCTCAAGATTCTGATATTGTTGCTCATCAACGTCGCATGCCATACGCTCGTTTTGTTGGCCGTTCTGTTCGGTCTCAAATGGGCGGTATTGTTATGACTGACGGTGTTGCGAATCGTCAGATTGTAACCCGCCGTTGTTTTGATGCCATGGTTGCCCATGGCGTTCGGCCTAGTCATATACCGAATATTCTTCCCTTTGCTGTTTCTGCCGCGTTTGTGCCTAGTCGATCGGAAATCGCAGCTCGATTTTGGGAGAATACTCATGATTCTTTGCAATTGAAACAATTGAGCGTAGTACCCATTTATAGTGTTCGTCCGTTGTACCCGAATTTCGCCAAGCACCTCGGCGTCTTCGAGAACATGTTTAACAATTGGTTGTCCACCCAACATCGGGAGGACCAACCGCTGTTAAACTAGAATCTGTCACTGCTCGTCGGGGAGTTAATTATTGCACGTCGTTAACCCACCCGAGTGTCACCGTGTATGTGGCAGATGCTGACGTGAAACGTTGCCATATTACTCGTATGTTATATCGTTATCCCAGTTTGGCTCCTGATGATAACTATTTTACGTTTAATAATAACCTGGGCAATGGGCTCGCTGCCGTTATGGAGCGGGTGTTTTATCACCAGGTTGCTGACCATTTTGAGTTGCCTTTCGAGCCAACCGCCCTTTATGTTCACCATGCTTTACGGCCTGCATTCACTGCATTGCGGTCGATGATTCATCCTACCACCCCTATGTCACTCAGTGGTTATGCTGAGCGGTATTATAGGGGTCGTCGTTTGACTATCTATCGTCGTGCTGTTGATAGCTTCTCCGTACAGGGTTTGTCTCGGCGTGATGCGTATTTATCCTCATTTCTGAAGGCTGCTAAGGAGCCTATCAAGTCCACCGCGTCACCACCACGTTTAATACAGCCGAGGAAACCGCGGTATAACGTCGCTGTTGGTCGTTATATCCGTCCGATTGAACCGATATTGTTTCGTTTGATACAGCGCCTTTTTAAGTCTGGACCAGTGGTCATGAAAGGTATGAATGTCGATGAGGTTGGTGAGGCTATGTCCCAAGCCTGGAATCGTGTTTCCAACCCAGTTGCGATTGGGTTGGACGCTAGTCGATTCGATCAACATTGCAGTGAGCATGTATTGCGATGGGAACACTGCATTTATCGTTTATTCTACCCAGCCGTCTGTCATGACGGCCTTCCCACACTAGCTGAATTATTGTCATGGCAAGTTGACAATAAAGGCTTTATGCACTTTGCTGATGGTAAATTGCGTTATCGCCGTATTGGGTGTAGATGCAGTGGTGATATGAATACATCCT